ATCAGGAAAGTTTATTCTAATATCGAATTGTTTAGCTCTGAAATGGAAGAAATGACAGCAATATCCGAAGACGAGTACAAATTTGGGTTTTTCGATTATATTAACAAAAATATAAAAATAGTTGAGAATGAATAAAGGAGAAAAAAGAGTATGAAAACAATTAGAAACAACTGGAAAGTATATCAATTGTAGCTGTTATGCTTCTGATTGGGATTCTTATTGCTGGAAAAATTTCAGATTATCACTTGGATAAAAACGAAAAATATAACAAAGCAATAAAAGTAGAATCGCAGGAACTGTTTGAGTATGGGATGAGAACCAATGTCGGAAACGCTTTTGTGTACGGGGATTTAAAAGCTGTCGATACGGTTACATATCCTGAAATTGGCGGCGAATATATGTATATCAAAAAGGTTAAAGAACGATACACAATGCATACTCGTCGGGTTTCACATAGAAAAACGGTGAATGGTAAAACTCATACTTACTACACAACGGAAACCTATTGGACATGGGATTATTCCGGTAGTGAAGAGCAGACAGGTAACAAGATATTGTTTTTAAACCATGTTTTCCCAGTTAGTAAAATTGATTTGCCGGAAGAAGAGTATATAGACACTATTAAAGAATCCGGTCATATTCGGTATAAATATTATGGGGTAGGTTTAAATTTTACCGGAACTGTATTTACAGAACTGTCTAATAATACGATAGCTGACAACTCGCCATTTTATAAAAACATGAGGATTGACGAGACCGTAGAATACTTAGAAACCGATTTAGGAATATGGATATTCTGGATTATTTGGATAGTCTTAATTGGGATCTGCGTTTTCGGTTTCTATTATATCGATAACAAATGGCTTGAATAATTTGGAATTTTTGGGAGAGGGTCGAGCAATAATGAGGGCGACCACAAGGTGGATATAGCAGTTGCATAAGGGATGAGTCCACTATGGAAAGGAGAAAAAGAATATGAATCTTAAACCAGCGAAAATTATTGCAGTAGATTTTGATGGAACTTTATGCGAAAACAAATGGCCGGAGATTGGAGCAGCAAATGAAGAGCTGATAGAGTATCTCCGTGATCGACAGAAGAATGGAGATAAACTGATTCTCTGGACTTGTCGTGTGGACGATATGCTCAGAAAGGCCGTTGAATGGTGTAAAGAAAAAGGACTGGTGTTTGATGAAGTCAACGAGAATCTTCCGGAGATAATCGAGAGTTTTGGCTCCGATACCAGAAAGATATTTGCCAATGAGTATATAGATGATCGAAATATCTGGCCGCTGGAAGAAGGTGTGGCTGACGTTCTTTATCTTTGTGATGGTAAAAGGTGCGGGGATACTTGCCCAGGTGTGGAATGCAAACACACATCCGATATAGCTCATGCTAGGAATTTTATTGGGAAACCAATCACAAAGTTTGGAAAAACGGACATAGAACTTATAAGCCAAAAAGGTTCTAATACTCTACCAGAGTGGATTTATAGCCCAGTAAATGATCTGAAGTGGGATGATTTGTTCGAGCAAATTGAAAGAGCACTTGGTTTCAAACTATTTATCTGGCAAAAAACCTATATCATGGGTATTGGCTTCAGAAGATCGGGACAAACCACTGCCGAAATTCTTAGACTTTTAGTTGGAAACACTGTACTACCGTACATCCGTTTAGAACGACCAAAAAGTAAACAAGAAGATTTGAAACAGAAAGAACTTATTAAGATAAAGGAAAAACTGGATTCGAAAGGCATAATTTCAAGAAATATAGAAAGGGAATATTATTGATAATGGGGTTATCAAAACTTTCAGAAGAATGCAAGAATTGCCCGTTTGTCGAGAAGTGTAAAAACAAGAGAATGGAAGCATTGGCATATATGACTGAACCGCAAGTTTTAGCAAATGCGGCAGGTCCAAGTTCTGAAAACTTAGCAGCACCTTTATTACGAGAAACCGTGACAATCATGATAAATGGTACGCCAACCCAGGTTTATAAAGACGAAATAGAAAAACAGCTCTATTCCCAATTATATTCAGCGTTAGGTTTAAAGTTTGGTGGTTAAAAAGGAGAAAAATAATGAACGATTCCATGGCGCCTGGAGTGGTGTATATTCATGTTGGAAACGAAATGCAAAAACTCTGCGAAATGAGAGATATTCATATGGATACATTGATAGACGGTCCAGTTTCTTGCGATCTACCCAAATTAACAGAGATGGAAATATCAGCATCGCTGGAAATGGTTACAAAAATAAGTGAAGAAGCGTTCTTAATCCTTTCTGGAATATTAGATTTGTCGTTAAAACTTTGTCCAGACAATCGAGTACGTCATCTGGTTTTACATGCCCGAAAGAAACGAACCAGAAAAAAGAACCTTCATAGAATTTTTCGAATGTTAGAAAAGGAGAATAAGTATGTTGAAAATTGAAAACGTAGAAGTTATTGGTTGGGAGCACGCTATTCGAGGAATGCGGAACCCAATGAACAGTTGGGAAAAATCGGATAGCGGAATCTGCAAAGGCGGAGACGATGGTATTGGATGTGAGAACTGTGCAAATCAGGAATCTTGCACCCATGCATTTAATCGTTCCTGGCAGCTTGGTAAAGCAGACTATGATTTAATGATGCGACTTGCAGCCGGTGGACCGACTCATGCGAAGTATCGGAGAACGATTATGGTCTATGTAGATATTACCGCTCCGTTTTACTGGTGGAAGGAGTTTGACACTTATAAAGTAGGGACAGTGGCTAATTCCTGTTCTACCATGCATAAGATTGCGGCGAAGGAATTTACGCTGGATGATTTCTCTCATGAGCATTTGTTTATTAGCAGAAATGTCCCAAATCAGTTTAGAACTACTTCTAAAGACTGGTTGTTAAAAACAATACAGATTTTGAATGATTGGCGAAAATTATATCTCAAAACTAAAGATAAGCGTTATTGGTGGCAGATGATCCAACTTCTCCCATCTTCCTATAATCAGAAACGAACGGTCATGCTGAATTACGAGGTGCTGGCTGGCATTTATCCAATGCGTAAAAATCATAAACTTGATGAGTGGGTTGATTTCTGTAAGTGGATTGAGACGCTGCCGTATTCGGAGATTATTATTGGAGAAAGAGATAAATTATATGCTGACGGGAAGGAGATAAATCTATGAATTTAGTTGGAACCATTAAATCGATGATAGATGACGGCTATACAATTAGCTTTTCCAAAGCGGATATTTCCATGGACGGCATTTATATTACCATTAAAAAAGATGGAATCAATGCCAAACAAGTTATTCCAGAAGACGAATTGGAATCACTAAATTTATCGACCGATGAATTATTTGCAACTGTTATCAAGCATTTGAAAGAGAGGTACTATTCATGATTTTTATTGAAACCTTGATTTGTATTTTACTGGCATATTTCTGCTTATATGCGTTAATCGCTCGGATTTGCAAATGTATTGAGCATTGTGCATCAGCCAGAGGATACACAAAGTTGGAAGAGGCGAAAATCCTCGCTAAAGAGCAGAATAAAGGAGAGTAACTATGTGGAGCCGAAAACTGATAAAAAATAAAATCTATGCTGTCCTGATTATCCTGATAGGAGCGTTGTCAGTCCCGATTGAGTGGGATGCAACGTTCTTTTTATTTTCCCTGATTATGGGAATACCGATGTTCTTTGCAAAAACGAACTGGATTTATAAAGGGGATGAGGATGATGGGACGAGCCGAGAGGAGACGTGCTCAGAAATTAGAGCAGAAAGCAAAGACCGCTACATACAATCTCACGAAAGCGCAGCTCGATGCGGCCGTTCGTGAACAGGTGGGAAAAGAGCTGGAGCGAATCAAACAGGAAGCTATGGATGACGCCGTAAACACTGCGATGGTTCTGCTCCTGACTCTGCCGCTGGAAGTGCTGATGGACCATTATTGGACGAAATCCTACGCAAAGCGCATTCCGAAGTTTACTGAGCTGGTTCTGGAATATTACGAACGCTGGCAAAATGGCGAGCTGGATATGGAAAAGCTGAAAGAGGATTTGTGGGAATATGGCGGTGTGAAATTAGTTGAAAGTGAGGGTGAAGCAACATGAAATGTGTAATGGGAATTATTGCGTGTGTCGTTGGACTTTTGAGTCTTATTGGGCTAATTGCGTTAAAGGCGGTCAACTCGTCTGCAACCTATATGGATGATTCATTCCGGTGGGGAGGACGAGATGGGTATTAAAAATGATTGCCGAAAAAATGCAGAGGGATATTCGGACCCGACGGCCTATGAAGCGCTGAGAAATATTGAGCAGGAAGAGGACCGGTTCCATAAGCTACTGGATACCATTTTTACGCTGTGTGAGCTGTCCGATTTCCACATTGAAGAACGGATTGTTATTAAGGATAAACGAACCGGACGGATTTGGAGGTGATTATTTATGTCTGACGAAGTTCGAGAAACATTATGTACAAGGTGTGTTCATAGAGAGGTTTGCGCTTATAAGGATGCATATCTCAGGTATTTGGAAACCTTGGTAAAATTTAACAACGAGTATTCGGATGATATCTCTTTCATTACGAAAGAAGAGCCGAATTGTAAGTTCTTTTCAAGAAACCACGATTTTAATTTGAGGACCAGTGGCCTATGAAAATATGTAAAGTAAAACTAGATCACGCTACTTGTTCGTCCTGTGTTGAGACACAACAAATGTTTGATGTAGTTGATGATTGCTCCAAATGTAAATTAAACACGGAAATTTATGAACTGTTGCAGATAGGGACAAGTTTTTGGAGTGGTGATTATGCGATGGTTCAGAAAGACGGTAAGATACAAAAAGTATCACTAAAACGAATTTATGATGTCCGGGAGGTGTAACATTATGAATGATTGGCAGAAGACCATGGATGCTCTTGTTAAGGCTTTTGAGGAATTTGCCGTGAAACTAAAAGAGATAGCAGATGCTCTGACTGAGGCATTCGGATTTGGCTTATCAGTATCCGAAAACAAAAGAAAAAAGAGTCTCAGTTCCCCGGCTCTATATGGGATGTCTTTGAGGAAATCCCGAAGAGAATCCTTCGTTAAGCAGTATTCTTACCGACCGATTGCCCGGAAGCACTTACCTTATCAGAGAAGAAATTATTGAAAATCGTCCGTACAAGACTTGAAAGTGGGTGAAAATCACGCCCACTTTTGGGTTTTGAAAAATGGGCTTTGGCCACTTTTATGTGGGCTTTTTGAAAAATGTGGGGAGTTTTGGGGAAGGATTCGGACGATTTTGGCCAAATTTGTGGCCATTTGCCCACTTTCTGCCCACTTTTAAAACCCCGATTTGGTCAGCAAAAACCCAGTATTTATGCGGGTTTGCGGGCTCAAAGCCCACTTTCCCACTTTTTTTCTTAAACTATTATGATAGAAAGTTTAAAAGTATATAGTAATAGCGAAAAAAAAGTGGGTTTTTGGCCACGAGCGAAAAATGGAGGAAATCATGAGCAAGATTAGTTGGGAGAGCTTGTATGAAAATTTCAAGTCGATTTATCCAAGGTTGTCGCGGTCATCCATATATTTTCGTCCGTTCGGGTATATGAGTATAGTAGTGTACTTTGAGGACGGAATGAAGATGGTCTATGATGACCTGAGAAAGCAGGCCCATATCACAGCTTGAAGAAAATGTCAAGAGCCAATGAAAAATTTCTTTTCTTTGTTCTTGATCTGTGCTATACTGTAAATGCCACACAATCGCATAATTGCTTCGTTTAAGGGAATCCACTTTGATAAAAAGTGTATTCTCTCTTTACTCATACCTTGAACGAGGCGAGATTGTGTGGCAACAATGGGAGAGCACTTTTTCGGGTGCGTCTCTTGTTGGGGCCGCACCTTTTTTATTGCCCATATATTACTTGATTGAAAGGGATATACAATGGGAACGAACACTACCAACAAAAATAATAAAAGCTCGACGGATGTTATTGGAGTGATAAGTGCGCTGGCCGGTTTAGCAACTGCGGCAACGCCTTTGGTAGCCAACGCCATCAATAATGCAAAGAGCAAGTCTTCTGATAAAGCGGAAGAAAAGATAAAAATACCGGAACTGTATCATAAAGGTTTTCCTATCGATTTGGAGCAGGCTGTTAGGATATTGGAAGATTGTGGACTAAAGAGTTCTACAAGCAAATTAACCATAAAAGAAGCAAATCCACGCTATAAGGATTGTTTCGATTCACAGGTGATAGGGTCTAATCCGAAACAGGGTACCCTCGTCAAAATCGGTGCGACTGTTTGTTTAAGGTACATACCCGAAGAGGTTATTGTAGAAAGTCAAAGACTATTTGATGAAACGCAGAGAGCCAAGGAAGAGGCGAGAGAACGGACTAAGGAAAAATTTTCTGTAGCTGTTCAGAAGACGAAACAAGGAGCAGTGAAAATATTTAAACGTAGTAATAGTAATAAAGTGGAATCTATAGAGGAGGAAGTGTCGGATGAGTAAAGGCGGAAAAAAGAAAAGAAGCACAGCCGGTTTGATACTGGATGTAATTCTTACTTTGTGTACAGGCGGTTTATGGTTGATTTGGATATTGATACGGTATCTCAGAAACAATAGTTAAATAAAATGACATTTTGAGACAGAGGCTCTTAAACGAGTCCCTGTCTTTTTTATGCCTACATTTAGTTCTTTTTTGCGCGCGAAAAATACATCGACTGTTATGAAGAGAGAGGGTTAAAACGGCCATTCTCTCTTTTATTTTGGAGAAAGGAGGCTCACTTATGCTGGAAAGCGAATTTCAGAACAAATTGATTCAGGAACTGAAAAGAATGTTCAAAGGATGTATTGTAACAAAACTGGATTCCAGTCACATTCAGGGAATTCCCGATTTGCTGATTCTCTATAACGATAAGTGGGCCACTTTAGAATGTAAGAAAAGTGTTCGCGCCAAGAAACAACCAAATCAAGAATATTATGTTGGACGAATGAATGAGATGTCATTCTCAAGATTTATTTGTCCTGAAAATAAGGAGGAAGTGTTACATGATCTTCAACAAGCATTCAGCTCTTGAAGGGCAACACGCCTTTCTTGGCGCAAGCAAATATCACTGGATTAACTATGACGAATCTAAAGTTGCGGAATCATACTCAAAGTTCCTTGCGACTCAAAAAGGGACAGAGCTTCACGATTTTGCAGCAAGGTGTATTACGCTTGGGCAGAAACTTCCGAAGTCTCAGAAAACATTGAATATGTATGTGAATGATGCGATTGGTTTCAAAATGGTTCCTGAGCAGCCACTTTTCTATTCGGAGAATTGTTTTGGGACAACCGATGCGATTGCGTTTCGAAATCGTATGCTTCGTATTCACGATTTAAAAACCGGCGTCATTCCGGCGCACATGGAGCAGCTTGAAATATACGCTGCTCTTTTTTGTCTGGAATATAAAATCAAGCCGGCCGACATTGAAATGGAACTTCGGATTTATCAGAACAACCAGATTCTTTATGAGAATCCAACGGCTGAAACTATCGTTCCTATCATGGACAAGATTATCACATTCGACAAAGTAATAAACAAAATCAAAGAACAGGAGGGCTAAATTATGAATCCGATTGCAGAAGAAATTTTGATGCATTATGGAATGCCCCGTCGTTCTGGTCGTTATCCATGGGGATCTGGTGAAAATCCATATCAGCATAGTGGAGATTTTCTGAGTCGAGTGGATGAACTGAAAAGTCAGGGCATGAGTGATACTGAGATTGCGAAAGCTATGGGATTAACCACCACGCAATACCGTACGCAGAAATCCTTGGCCAAAGATGAACGGCGTGCCCTAGATGTGGCCAGGGCAAAATCTCTTCGAGAAGATGGATTGAGCCTGAACGAGATTGCGAAAGAGATGGGGTTTGCAAATGACTCTTCTGTCCGTTCTCTTTTGAATGAGAATTCTGAGGTCCGTATGAACCAGGCTAAGACAACTGCCGAGTTTATCAAAAAGCAGATTGATGAAAAAGGCATGATCGATGTCGGCGCTGGTGTGGAACGTGAGCTTGGAATTTCTAAGGAGAAACTGAATGAAGCACTCTACATGCTGGAGATGGAAGGATATCCTGTCTATGGTGGTCGAGTGGATCAGATAACGAATCCGGGAAAGAAAACCACGCTTCGAGTAATTTGTCCTCCTGGAACAGAGCATAAGGAGATTTATGATTTTGAGAATATCAATTCTCTGAAAGACTATGTCTCCCATGACGATGGAGAATCCTTTGATCCCAAATTTGTCTATCCCAAAAGCATGGACTCAAAAAGGCTTCAGATCCGTTATGCAGAGGATGGCGGGGAATTAAAAGATGGTGTTGTTGAAATTCGAAGAGGCGTTGATGATCTGTCTCTTGGAGAATCCCACTATGCTCAGGTTCGAATTCTGGTTGATGGAACACACTACATCAAAGGAATGGCCGTTTACTCAGATGACCTTCCCGATGGCGTGGATGTTATGTTCAACACCAATAAGAAAAAAGGGACTCCAAAGATGGATGTTCTGAAGCCAATCAAAGACGATCCTGATAATCCGTTTGGTTCTTTAATCAAAGAAGGAATCAACGACCCGGATAATCCAACGACTGAAAGAGGGGGACAGAGTTATTACTATGATAAAAATGGTAAGAAACAGCTTTCCCTTATCAACAAACGTGCGGAAGAAGGGGATTGGGGAGAATGGGCCGATAAGCTTCCATCCCAATTTCTGTCAAAGCAGAGCAGAACATTGATAAAGAAGCAGTTGAATTTAGCAGCAGCAGATAAGCAGTCTGAATTTGATGAGATTTGTTCTCTTACAAATCCAACAGTGAAAAAGGTTCTTTTGAAATCTTTTGCTGATGACTGCGACGCGGCCGCTGTTCATTTACAGGCAGCCGCTCTTCCCAGACAGAAGTATCAAGTCATTCTTCCATTGACATCTATCAAAGACAATGAGGTCTATGCTCCGAACTACAAGAATGGAGAAACAGTAGCTCTTGTACGGTATCCGCATGGCGGAACTTTCGAGATTCCTATCCTAACTGTTAATAATAAACAGCCAGAAGGAAGAAGAGTTCTTGGAAATACACCGGCAGACGCTATTGGCATCAATAAAAAGGTGGCCGACCGTCTTTCTGGAGCTGACTTCGACGGCGATACTGTCATGGTAATTCCGTGTAATTCTTCTAATAGCAGAGTGAAGATTACTTCCACTCCGCAATTAAAGGGATTGGAAGGATTTGATCCTAAGATGTCTTATGGAACTGTTAAAAAAGGTGACGATTACTATAACAGCAGCGGTCAGAAGATTAAGATTATGAAGAATACCCAGACAGAAATGGGTAAGATTTCAAACTTGATTACTGATATGACTTTGAAAGGTGCGACTCAGGACGAGCTTGCAAGAGCTGTGCGTCATAGCATGGTCGTCATCGATGCAGAGAAACATAAGTTGGACTATAAGAAGAGCGAACAGGACAATGGCATCACTGCTTTGAAGAAGAAGTACCAGGCTCACGAGGACGATGATGGTTATGGTGGTGCTTCTACTTTAATTTCTCGTGCTAAGTCTGAGACTTCTGTATTGAAGAGAAAAGGAAGCCCGATTATTGACAAAGAAACTGGCGAGCAAAGCTGGAAGAGTGTAAGAGAGGAGTATGTAGATAAGAACGGAAAGACCCAGGTACGAACTCAAAAGAGTACCAAGATGGCAGAAACCAGAGACGCCCGTACTTTATCTTCTGGAACCCCTCAAGAGGAAGCATATGCGGACTATGCAAATACCATGAAGTCCCTGGCTAATCAGGCCCGCAGGGAGATGGTTAATACTGGAAAGATAGCCTACTCTGCTTCAGCAAAGCGTACCTATCAGGCAGAGGTTGATTCTCTCATGGCTAAGCTTAATGTGGCTTTAAAGAACGCCCCCCGCGAGCGTCAGGCACAGACCATGGCGAATTCTATTGTGGCCGCTAAGAAGAAAGACAATCCCGATATGACAAAGGCCGAAATCAAGAAGGCTAATCAACAGGCTCTTACTGCGGCCCGTACTGCTGTTGGTGCCAAGAGAACCCCTGTCGAGATTACAGATCGTGAATGGGAAGCGATTCAGGCTGGCGCCATCAGCGAGAACAAGCTTACCCAGATTCTCAACAATACAAACATAGATACAGTCAGACAGAGAGCTACCCCTCGTGCAACAACAACCCTTAGCTCTGCCAAAGTGAATCGTATTGCGGCGCTGAATGCTTCTGGCTATAGCACTGCTGAGATAGCAGCAGCTTTGGGTGTCTCCAGTTCTACTGTGTCAAAGTATCTGAATGGAAAGGAGTGAACAAAGTAAATGGCGAAGAAGTGTATGCTTACAACCATTGACAATCCTTTCGATCCATTTGAACAGTTCACTTCATGGTTACTGTTTGATGAGGAAAAAGGTTATCATTCATGTTCGTATCTTGGTAGAATTGCCAGAACCTCGGACCAACTCTCTGATGAAGAGAATGACTTGGAAGTTGAACGAGCAATTGATGAGATCGTGAAATACGATTTCCGAAACATTTACAAAAAAGTTACGCGAGATGCGGTGGCTGTCTAGGTATCAGATGGTATAGGGGGGGTAGCAAAAATCGCACCCCCTCTGTCATCGCGGCGGTCTTTGAAAATTCCCCGGGGGTATTTTTCGGAGAATGTTTTTACCTTCCGGCAGTATTTAACAGAGCTCATAAGGTTGGCTAAGTAATAAGCTGTGGTTCTTTTTACTCTTTTTTCTCCTTTCGGTAAAAAAGTTACAGTCAGCCTTGTGGGTTCTTTTAAATACTGCCGGAAAACTTTTATGAAACTATTGAAAAACAGATGGGAAGGAGGCAGTAAATGGCTAGAAAAGCAAAGAGTTCTGAATCGACTGACTCTTCCAAGAAGATTCGTCCTGCTTTGACTCCGGAAGCAAGGGAGCTTCAGATGATTTCTCTGGCTGTTGACCTGGCCGAAAAGCAATTGCTGGAAGGGACTGCTTCTTCTCAGGTCATTACTCACTATCTGAAACTGGGCTCTTCCAGAGAGAAGCTCGAAAAAGAGCGGTTGGAGGAAGAGAACAATCTGTTACGGGCAAAAGTGAGAGCGATCGACTCCACCGATGAAATCAAGGATCTCTATAAGGACGCCATCAATGCGTTTCGTATATACAGCGGACAGGGTAACGACGATGATTAGGACATATTCAGAACTATCAAAATTAAAGACTTTCAAAGAACGATATGAATATCTTCGTTTAGGCGGAGTTGTCGGAGCAGATACTTTTGGGTTTGACCGATATCTGAATCAGATTTTCTATCGTTCTATGGAATGGAAGTCCGTTCGTGATTTTGTGATTGTGAGAGATAACGGATGCGACCTTGGAATGGAAGGCTACGAGATATACGGAAAGATACTGATTCACCATATGAATCCGATTTCTGTTGAGGATATTTTAAAGAGGAGCGATTTCCTTTTAAATCCGGAATACCTCATCTCGACAATTCTTACAACGCATAATGCCATTCACTACGGAGATGAAAGTCTTCTCGTTACAGAACCCGTTGTTCGAAGTAGAAACGATACATGTCCCTGGAAACGTTGATGGAGAGGAGGTTATAGAGATTATGGAAAGCATACTTACATCGATTAAAAAGATGCTGGGTATTACGGAAGAGTATGAACACTTTGATTCAGACCTTATCATACATATCAATTCGGTATTTATGATCCTTACCCAACTCGGCGTCGGCCCGCCATCAGGCTTCTCTATTCAGGATAAAAGCGCCACATGGAAAGAATTCATTTCTGACGAGACAAAGTTGCAGCTAGTAAAATCCTACATGCATATGAAGGTGAAACTGCTGTTTGACCCGCCGTTGAGTTCTGCTGTATTAACATCCATGGAAAAGATGATTTCTGAGGCGGAATGGAGATTGAATGTTGCAGCGGAAACAGATGAGGAAGAATCTGAAGAATACGAGTCCTACGACGGCGAGTACAGGATAACGCCAAAAGCGTTCCAATCTCAGATGCTGGATACCGAGAATAAAGTTCTGGATCGAAATATTGTGGTGACAGAAGTCCCGTATTACGAGACCGGAAATTCGGCAAATGGAGTGACATCATATATCGCAAAGGAGGGAGATTCAAAATGAGTAATGAAGCGTTGCTACAGCATCACGGGATTCTTGGGATGAAATGGGGCGTCCGAAGAACTCCTGAACAGCTTGCGAGAGCAAGTGGAAAGAAGAGCAGTTCCGATGACGCGGTGAAAAAGATGTCTGATTCGGAACTCCGTTCAAAGATTAACCGTCTTCAGATGGAAAAACAGTATAAACAGCTTACCAGTTCAGAAATTTCTGTCGGCAGAAAGTTTGTACAAGACGTGCTGACCAATGCCGCAAAGCAGACCGCTACCAATTATGTATCGAAATACATGACGAAGGGGATTGATGCGGTTATCAAGAAAGCAACCAGCAAGTAGGTGATTCAATTATGGCATTATCGAACACTGCCGTTCCCAAATACTACGGCATGTTTCGGGATGCCGTAATAAGGGGAGAGATACCGGTTTGTAAAGAAGTCTCTATGGAGATGAACCGAATTGATGACCTAATAGCCAATCCGGGTATTTACTATGATGATCGGGCCGTTGAAGGATGGATTGCTTATTGCGAATCGGAACTGACATTGACAGATGGCTCCGATTTGAATTTGCTGGACTCTTTCAAATTATGGGGCGAGCAGCTTTATGGATGGTACTACTTCGTTGAACGAAGTGTGTGGGAGCCAAGTTCCGATGGACATGGTGGCCGATATGTGAATAAAAGAATCAAGCAGCGTCTGATAAAGAAACAGTATCTCATTGTTGGGCGAGGGGCTGCTAAATCTTTGTACGACACTTGTGTTCAATCTTACGGCTTGAATATCGACACCTCGACAACGCATCAGATCACAACAGCACCTACGATGAAGCAGGCGGATGAAGTGATGTCGCCTTTCCGTACCGCAATTACCAGGTCGAGAGGCCCATTGTTCCGATTCCTAACAGAAGGTTCTTTGCAGAATACGACTGGTTCTAAAGCAAAGCGGATGAAGCTGGCCTCCACCAAAAAGGGCATCGAGAATTTCCTTACGGGTTCGCTTCTGGAAGTACGTCCAATGTCCATCGCAAAGCTTCAGGGATTGCGGCCTAAGATTTCCACTGTGGATGAATGGCTTTCCGGTGATACCAGAGAAGATGTGGTTGGCGCTTTGGAGCAGGGTGCATCCAAATTAGATGACTATATCATCGTGGCTACGAGTTCCGAGGGAACGGTGAGAAACGGAGCCGGCGACACAATCAAAATGGAGTTGATGGACATTCTCAAAGGCGACTATGTCAATCCTCATGTTTCCATTTGGTGGTATAAACTCGATTCTATCGATGAAGTCGGCAATCCGGATATGTGGCTGAAGGCAAACCCTAATATTGGTAAGACCGTAAGCTATGAAACTTATCAGCTTGATGTGGAGAGAGCAGAAAAATCTCCGGCGGCCAGAAATGATATTTTGGCTAAAAGATTTGGATTACCGATGGAGGGTTACACCTACTACTTTACATACGAAGAAACCCTTCCCCATAAGAAAAGAAGTTATTGGCAGATGCCCTGTTCTTTAGGAATCGATTTGTCACAGGGAGACGACTTCTGTGCTTTTACGTTCCTTTTCCCATTATCGAATGGTTCCTTTGGTGTGAAAACCAGGAACTACATTTCCTCATCGACTCTGATGAAACTTCCCGCAGCAATGCGAATCAAATATGACCAATTCATGGACGAAGGAAGCCTGATTGTCCTGGAGGGAACCGTTCTGGATATGATGGAAGTCTACGAGGATTTGGATAACCACATTGCAGAATTTGGATATGATGTTCGATGCTTGGGGTATGATCCATACAACGCAAAGGAGTTCATTGAACGGTGGTCCTCTGAAAATGGTCCATTTGGAATCGAAAAGGTTATACAGGGTGCTAAGACGGAATCCGTTCCTTTGGGAGAGTTAAAGAAACTTTCTGAGGAGCGGATGCTTTTGTTTGATGAAGAACTTATGACTTTTGCGATGGGGAACTGTATCGTTATGGAGGATACGAATGGAAACCGTAAATTGCTGAAAAAACGATACGACGCAAAGATTGATGCCGTGGCAGCTATGATGGATGCGTTTGTCGCTTTCAAGCTCAACCGAGATGCTTTCGAATAGGAGGTGACGATTTCAAAATGGAAGTTTCAATCGGTTCCAGGATTAAACATGCCTGGAACGCTTTTTTAAATAGAGACCCAACAGGTTTCTATCGGGATATAGGAGTTGGATATTCGTACAGACCTGACCGTCCGAGACTTACAAGAGGGAATGAGAGATCCATTGTTACCTCTGTGTATAATCGCATTGCATTGGACTGCGCTTCAATTAGCATCCAACACGTTCGACTGGACGACTCTGAAAGATTTCTTGAGAAAATTCCTTCGGGGTTAAATGATTGTCTGAATTTATCTGCCAACATTGACCAGACGGGACGTGCTTTCCTTCAGGACGTTGTTTTATCCATGCTTGATGAGGGCTGTGTGGCGATTATTCCGGTTGATACGGATGACGATCCTGATATTACAGGCTCATACAAAATCGAGTCAATGCGCACTGGAAAGATTTTGGAATGGTTTCCGAGTCATATTAAAGCGAGAGTTTATAATGAGCGGACTGGATTAAAGGAAGACATTGTGGTTCCAAAAGATACAGTCGCAATTATTGAAAATCCGCTTTATGCAGTAATCAATGAGCCGAACTCAACTATGCAGCGTTTGATAAGGAAGCTGAATTTATTGGACGTGGTCGATGAGCAGAGCAGTTCAGGAAAACTCGATTTAATTATCCAGCTTCCCTATGTAATTAAAACAGAAGCAAGGCGTCAACAGGCTGAGAAGAGGCGTGTCGAGATTGAACGCCAATTGGCCGGTTCTAAATATGGTATTGCATATACCGATGGTACGGAGCGGATAACACAGTTGAATCGTTCTGTGGAAAATAATCTGATGAAGCAGATTGAATATCTGACGAGTATGCTTTACAGCCAGTTAGGTATCACTCAGAGCATATTGGATGGTTCCGCAGACGAGAAGACCATGCTGAACTATTATAACCGTACTATTGAGCCAATCATTTCAGCAATCGTTGACGAAATGAAACGTAAGTTCCTTACCAAAACAGCCAGGTCTCAAAAGCAATCGATTCTGTTCTTCCGTGACCCCTTCAAACTTGTACCAGTAGCCGATCTGTCAGAAATCGCTGACAAATTCACAAGAAACGAGATTATGACATCCAACGAAATTCGTCAGATTATTGGCATGAAGCCGTCTGACGATCCGAAAGCCGATGAGCTAAAGAATAGCAATATCAGCGAGGCAAAATCTGAGCCTTCAAATGAGGGGTCTGATGTCGAATCCGGTGAAAGTGATTCTGGAGCAGATTACGACAGCATCGTAAATGAGTTGCTTGATGGTCTTGAAAAGGAGATTGATGAAATTATAGGAAACTATGTTTCGGATGATGAGGAGGAGAGCTAATGGATATTGACGAGCTCCTTCAACATTATGCATCTCCTTATTATGACCCGGTAAAAGCTCATGAATATTATATGAGAACCAGAGAACTTAAGGGGCGTCGTTCTACAACGAAGCTCAATGATGAAGGTAAAGAAATCTGGGCTTATACAAAAAATGAGATAACCAGCGAGAAGAAGGAAAAAGTAAAAGAAGAACAGGAAAAGCGAGAACAAAAAATTGCTGAACTGAGAGCAAAGGCTAAGGCAACCCGAGAGCAGATCTCAGCCAAATTAAAGGAACTGAATGCTCAGCTTACCGAGGAATCTTCGTCAAGAAGGAGTAGGGTTGATTCTCGTAAAAAATCCGATTTGGAGGATATTGGAGAGGAAGCCGAAGACCAGAAAGAGCGTATTGACGAAAAGAAAAATGCTGAGATTGAACGCTTGATGGCGATAGAAATTCCTTCCGGATTATCCAAAGAGGAAAGGGCAAAGCGAGTGGCGGAGCGCAACGAGAAAATCGCAAAGCTTCGTGATGATGCCAGCGAGGATAAAGCTAAGGTGAGTGAGCAGGCGAAAGCTGAAAAGGAAGAGGTGAGGACTTCCGCAAGTCGTAAAAAGAAGCGAATTACCGAAGACGCTAAAGAAGAGAGGGCTGATAATTCTGCGAATGCTAAATCGGAAAGAGAAAAAGTCAGTACAGAGTTAAAGGCTGCTGTCACCGCCGCCAGGGAAGCTTATAAAGCGGCAAAAGAGAACCTTGATGCCACTTATGAGGAGCTTTATCAGCAAGAGTTTGACAAGATAACTTCTGAATACAAAGCGGTGAAGAAGCGGAAACGGAGGAAGTAGCACAATGCAGCTTTCGCACAATACTGACAAAAGGAGTGATTTTCAAAATGGAGAAATACGATTTTAGTGGTTGGGCCACTAGAAACGATCTTCTTTGCAGCGATGGCCGTACCATCAAAAGGGATGCATTTAAGAGCCAGAATGGACAAACGGTTCCCCTGATTTGGGGACATAATCATTCCGATCCCAATTCTGTGCTTGGTCATGGTGTGCTGGAAAATCGTGATGAGGGCGTTTATGCCTACTGTAGTTTCAATGACAGCGAATCTGGACAGGCAGCGAAGAAGCTGGTTCAGCATGGAGATGTTCGTTCACTTTCTATTTGTGCCGGTCAGCTTAAACAGGCCGGAGCGAATGTAGTGCATGGCGTTATCTACGAACTGAGCCTTGTTCTGGCCGGAGCCAACCCTGGAGCTTTCATTGATTCTGTCATGACTCACGGTGAGACTTCAGAAGACCGTACCATTATCGGATATGACGAGAACATTATGATTTATCATTCTGTCGAAGAGGACGACAAATCCGAGGAAAAGAAGACGGAGGAGAAATCCGAATCTAAGGAAGATAAGACTTCTGAAGAAAAGCCTGAGGAAGATGACGAGACAATTGAGCAGGTATTTAATACCCTCAATGAAAAGCAGAAAAATGTGGTTTATGCAATGATCGGACAGGCTATCGGGGAAACCGATGAGCCCGAAGATAAAAATGATGACGATTCTAAAGGAGGAAATACCGAGATGAAGCATAACGTGTTTGACAACGATAAGAAAAACGAGACCGGTGGCTTTCTGACCCATTCCGCGCAGGAAGACATCATTAAGATGGCGAAGACCAGTCAGGTTGGTACTTTCCAGACGGCTCTTCAGCTTTATGCGGAGCAGAATGGCCTTCAGCATGATGCGGTCAGCGGCGGCTTTGTTCAGACTGGCGACGGAAACGTGACGAGCCTGTTCCCGGAATACCAGGAAGTACGTCCGGGCGCACCTGAACTCATTACCAACGACCAGGGCTGGATTACCAATGTAATGAGAAAGGTACATAAGAGCCCGATTTCCAGAATCAGAACCAGCCAGACAGACATTCGTGGCATTGACGCTCTTCGCGCCAGAGGCTACAAGAAAGGAAAAGAGAAGCAGCAGGCCGGTAATTTCAAGCTGGTTCGCAGAACCACCGATCCGCAGACTGTTTATGTGAAGAATGCTCTGCATCGTGATGACATCGTTGACATCACCGACTTCGATTACGTGAAGTACCTGTATGACATCGACCGCCTGATGCTTAACGAAGAGCTGGCCATTGCGATGATGCTGGGTGACGGTCGTGAAGACGGCGACGAGGGCAAGATCGATCCGGATAAGATCAGACCCATCTGGACGGACGACGACCTCTACACTATTCACGCCGATTTGGATGTTGAAGCTGCAAAGAAGGAACTTCAGGGTACTAACACCGGGGTAAACTTCGGTGAAAATTATATTTACGCTGAAGCTATGATCAATGCGGTTCTGTATGCGAGGGAACATTACAAGGGTACCGGTACTCCGGATATGTACATTACCCCGCATATGCTCAATGTGATGCTTCTGGCCCGTGATATGAACGGCCGCAGAATCTATGCTTCCAAGGCGGAGCTTGCGTCTGCCTTCAATGTGGGTGAGATTCTCACTGCCGAGCAGTTCGAGGGCAAGACCCGTAAGACGGATGACAGCAAGACCAAGAAGCTGCTCGCTATCATCACGAATCTGAATGACTACTCTCTGGGCGCTACGAAGGGCGGAGAAGTCACCCACTTCACGCAGTTCGATATCGACTTTAACCAGGAGAAGTCCCTTCTGGAGACCAGATGCTCCGGTGCTCTGACCAGAGTGTACTCTGCCATTGCGATCGAAGAGGATGTAACGGAAAACCCTTAATCGGCTTCTCCGTTAGTCCCGAAGATGGGGGAGCCAATCTGTTCGGGAAAACAGTAGATTCGTTACAAGAGAATGTTGTTGTCGGGGAGTCCGAGATTACCGGTACATTGAAGCATGTTACCGGATACACGGGATTCAGCAGTAATACTTCTGAGCAGGAAGGAAACTATCTTGCTTTGAAAGTTGATGCTGATTCCGAGGATGCAATTGTGACCGTTGAGCTTGTAGGCGGCACCAAAGGACCGGTTACGCTCGACGACGACATGAACATCGTACTCCTTATCAAGAATAAGGATACTCAGAGCATTAAGGTGACGGTGAACGATGGGGAAGATTCCACTACCAAGACTTATGGGCTTACCGGATTGACTTTGGAGACCGAGTAAAGGAGAAAATTCAAAATGGCAAAGTTTTTTGGGAAAATCGGCTATGCAGTATCAAAGGATGTTCGTCCTGGTGTTTGGGATGGGGAAATCACCGAGCGAGAGTATTTCGGAGATTTGATTCGGAATACCAGTCGGTATCAGACTTCCGATAAGCTCAATGATGACATCAACATTTCCAATGAGATCAGCATTGTGGCCGATCCTTTTGCCTATCAGAATTTTCACGCAATGCGGTATGTTGAGTTCATGGGAGCAAAGTGGAAGATTTCCAGCGTCGAAGTGCAGTATCCGCGTCTGATTCTGACGGTAGGAGGTGTATATAATGACTAATCGACGAATCCTGTTTCACAAACTATTGTGTGAGATATTATCTTGCCCGATAGAAGGCGAACAGTGCCGATGTTATTTTCAGCCTCCGGAATCTATTAAGATGAATTACCCCGCCATTGTATATAGCCTTGACGATATTGACAAGACGTATGCAAATGACGGGGTATATTTGTCTAATCGAAGATATGCCGTTACCGTCATTGACAAAGATCCGGATACGTCCCTGGTGCAGAAAGTAACGAATTTACCGATGAGCCGGTTCGACCGGCATTTCAAAAAAGATAACCTGAATCACTACATTTTTAATGTGTATTTCTGAGATTGGAGGAATAATTCAATGAGTAGACTTGTTTGGGATAAAGTTGGGGAACGCTTCTATGAAACTGGCGTTGACCATGGCGTTCTCTACCCGATTCAGACGGGTGGACAGTATAACAAAGGCGTTGCCTGGAATGGACTGAGTGCGGTGACGGAGAGTCCTTCCGGGGCAGAGCCTTCCCCGATTTACGCAGATAACATCAAGTATCTGAACCTGATGTCCGCAGAGGACTTTGGCGGTACAATTGAAGCTTATACTTCTCCGGATGAATTCGCAGAGTGTGACGGCTCTGTCGAAGTCGCTCCTGGTGTCTTTGCTGGCCAGCAGAGCAGGAAGATTTTCGGCCTTTCCTATCGTACCATTCTTGGCAACGATGTGGATTCCAATGATTACGGCTATAAACTGCATCTGGTATATGGCTGTCTGGCTTCTGTTTCTGAAAAGGGCTACACTTCCGTGAATGACAGCCCGGAAGCAATTGCTCTGTCCTGGGAATTCAGTACGACTCCTGTGGAAATTACGAAGACGATCGACGGTAAGAAGCTGAAGCCTACGGCAATCCTTACTCTGGATTCCACTAAGGTTGATGCGAAGAAGCTTGCAGCTTTGGAAGAAATTCTGTATGGTAAAGACCCGACTGCCCCTGAGGGTAACGACGGCGTTGATCCCAGGCTTCCGCTTCCTGATGAAGTGATCGACCTTCTGACTGCCGAAGACCTCCCTTAATGAGCCTTTCCGTTAAGCCTGAAGACGGAGAGGCTGTTTTATTTGGGAAAGCAGTAAATGAATTACAGAGTGATGTGGTTGTTTCCGATGATGAGGTGACAGGCACTCTGAAGTATGTCGATGGTTATGTCGATTTTAGCAGTAATGTTTCGGAACAGTCGGGAAATTACCTTGCCCTCAAGATTGAAGCTGAGCCGGCTGAAGCAGAAACAGTTGTCGAGCTTGTAGGCGGCACCAAAGGACCGGTTACGCTCGATGACGACATGAACATCGTACTCCTTATCAAGAATAAGGATACTCAGAGCATCAAGGTGACTACCACACACAACGAGGAAAGCGTCACAAAGACTTATGGTCTTTCTGGGCTGACCTTGGAAACAGAATAATCTATAGGAAGCCTCGTATTCAATGTGCGGGGCTTCTTTTTATTTGAAAGGAGAAAAAATTATGCTGAAGAAAACTATTCCCTATATTGATCTGAATGGCGTTAAAAGAACAGAGGATTTCTATTTCCATCTGTCAAAGCCGGAAATTGTCAAGATGCAGACAAGTGTGAAGGGCGGATATGATGTTCAGCTCAAGAGCATTGGCGCCGGTGCCGATGGCGGCCAGATTATGGAGTTCTTTGAAGATCTTATCAAGAAGGCTTACGGCGTCAAGAGTGAGGATGGTCGTCGCTTCATGAAGTCTGATGAGATTTCCAGATCCTTTATGGAATCCCCTGCGTATGAGGTTCTCTTTGAGGAGCTGGTTACAAATGATAAGGCGGCCGCCGACTTTGTGAATGCGGTGATGAATGTCGGTAATTCCGCCACGACTCCTGCAATCGCAGCAAACGCTCAGAATTAAAGGAGATGTAAGAGATGCTCCGAATCACAATACCATCCACAGAATTCTGGGATGAGGCGAAGCAAGAGTTTGTTTACACAAAGGCTCAGACCTTGCAATTGGAGCATTCTCTTGTTTCTCTTTCAAAATGGGAATCGAGATGGAATAAGCCGTTTCTGACGAAGCAGGAAAAAACTTTGGAAGAAACCATCGATTATGTAAAATGCATGACTCTTACGCAGAACGTTAATCCGGAAGTTTATAACTATCTGACGAACAGTAATATCAATGAGGTCAATAAGTATATCGCTCTTCCCATGACAGCCACCCGGTTTTTCGAGGAGAAAAAAACACAGGGAAGCAGAGAGCAGATTACGGCAGAACTCATTTATTACTGGATGATAGCCTTGAACATTCCATTTGAATGCCAGAAATGGCATCTTAATAAGCTGTTCACGCTGATAAGAGTATGTGATGTAAAGAGCAGGCCGCCGAAGAAGCATAGCCGCAGAGAAATTATGAAGCGGAATGCAGCATTGAATGCGGCTCGAAGAAAGAAATGGAACACGAAAGGGTGATTACTATGAGTAATAGCAGCTTGGTGAATTGTACGGTAAAAAGTCCAAATCACAGCGGAGCTAGAACACATTCGATTGATCGAATCACTCCGCATTGTGTGGTCGGACAACTTTCAGCAGAATCTATTGGCGGTTGTTTTACCAGTCCCAGTAGAGAAGCGTCTTGTAATTATGGAATCGGAACTGATGGGCGGGTTGTTCTGTGTGTAGATGAAGCAAACAGAAGCTGGTGTTCTTCCAGCAACGCAAATGATCAGCGGGCTGTGACAATTGAATGCGCCAGCGATAAGACTCATCCGTATGCCATGACGAGTGCGGTATATGAAAAGCTGGTGGCTTTATGTGTTGATATCTGCCGGAGAAACGGTAAGTCAAAACTCATCTGGTTTGGTGACAAGGATAAATCTCTGAATTACAGTCCGAAGTCGAACGAGATGGTCCTCACGGTTCATCGGTGGTTCGCTAATAAAGCCTGTCCTGGGGATTGGCTCTATTCCAGGCTGGGAGACCTTGCAAATCGGGTAACAGCTCAGCTTGGCGGAAGTGCGACCGACAGTGCCCCAAAAACTTACAAAACAGGTCTGTATAAGGTTGATGTAGGCGATCTGAACATTCGAAAAGGCCCTGGGACTAATTACGGGACCAATGGGATGATTACTGATAGGGGTACTTATACAATTACCGAAATTCAGAACGGTTATTGGGGTAAGCTGAAATCCGGTGCGGGATGGATCAGTGTTCATGAGGCTTATTGTACCTATAAAGGTGCGGCTTCCAGTGAATCAGCAGAGAAACCTTCAAGTAATTTTCTGGTTCAGGTGGATATTCCTGATTTGTATATCCGCAAAGGTCCCGGAACGAATTATGGAAACAATGGTTTCTGTCCGAAAGGCGTCTATACCATTGTCGAAGTTAAGAGCGGCGCTGGTTCCGATGCTGGATGGGGTAAGCTGAAATCCGGTGCCGGATGGATTTCTCTGGATTATGCAACTCGGATTTAAAGAGGACATGCCATGATAAGTTTCAGACAAAAGGGTGACTTCTCCAAGTTGACCCGCTTTCTGGAGAGAGCAAAAGAAACGGTTCATATCGGAGACCTGGATAAGTTTGGTAAAGAGGGAGTAGCCGCCCTTGCGTCTGCAACACCGGTAGATTCGGGGGAAACGGCGAATTCCTGGTATTACGAAATCGAGAATCGAAAAGGTTCGGTTACGATTTCATTCCATAATTCAAATGTTCAAAATGGAGTTCCAATTGCTGTTATTTTGCAGTACGGACATGGGACTCGAAATGGCGGCTGGGTACAGGGGCGAGATTATATCAATCCTGCTATCCAGCCTATTTTTGACAAAATTGCAAATAACGCATGGAAGGAGGTTACTAAGCTATGAGTACGACAATTGACGAAAGAGTCGTTGAAATGCGATTCGATAACAAGCAGTTTGAGCAGAATGTTCAGACCAGTATATCGACAATTGAAAAGCTCGAAAAAAGCTTAAATCTCAAAGGTGCCTCCAAAGGATTGGAAGATGTGAATGCCGCAGCCAAAAACTGCAACATGACTCCGCTTTCCAATGCAGTTGAGACGGTAAAGATGCGGTTCTCAGCGTTGGAAGTCATGGCGGTTACGGCTCTGGCAAACATCACAAATTCAGCGTTAAATGCTGGTAAAAATATTGTTTCTGCACTGACGATCGACCCGATTAAAACGGGATTTCAAGAGTACGAGACACAGATCAATGCGGTTCAGACCATTCTTGCCAATACACAGAGTAAAGGGACAACGATCGACCAGGTAAATGCGGCTCTTGATGAGCTGAACAAATATGCCGACCAGACGATTTACAATTTTACGGAAATGACCCGTAATATTGGTACTTTCACGGCGGCTGGCGTTGATCTGGATAAATCAGTAACCTCGATCAAAGGTATTGCAAACTTAGCGGCTGCTTCAGGTTCTAATGCTTATCAGGCTAGTACCGCTATGTATCAGCTTTCGCAGGCGATTGCAGCAGGCAAGGTTAGTTTGCAAGACTGGAACTCTGTTGTAAATGCGGGAATGGGCGGTCAGCTATTTCAGGATGCTTTAAAGAGAACGGCTGAACATTTTGGCGTGAATATGGACGCCATGATTGAGAAGTACGGTTCATTCCGAGCGTCTTTGACCGAAGGCGGATGGTTGACGACCGAAGTGTTGACCGAAACTCTGACGCAGTTGTCTGGAGCTTATTCGGAGGCAGACCTTATTGCTCAGGGATATACCGAAGAACAGGCTAAAGAAATTACGGAACTGGCTCAAACGGCATTGGATGCGGCTACTAAGGTAAAGACATTCACGCAGTTATGGGATACTCTGAAAGAATCGGTTCAATCCGGATGGACTCAAAGCTGGGAGATTATTATTGGCGATTTCGAAGAAGCAAAAGAGCTTTTAACCGAGGTCAGCAATGCTCTTGGCAACATGGTAAATGCTTCTGCCGAAGCAAGAAACAAGATGTTGCAGGATTGGAAAGACCTTGGTGGTCGAACCGCCCTGATAGAATCGGTAAGAAATGCCTTTGAAGGTTTGGCGGGAGTAATAAAACCTATCCGAGAGGCGTTTAAGGAAGTCTTTCCACCGATGACAGGAGAGCAACTTTACAATCTTACTGTCGGATTGCAGGAACTTACAGAAAAATTCAAAATAGGAGAAGAAACAGCGAATAACCTGAAGAGAACATTCAAAGGGGTATTCGCTTTATTTGATATTGGGCTTCAGGGTATCAAAGCACTGGTTGGTGGATTCGCCGATTTGATCGGATATGTGGCTCCGGCTGGAGATGGGATTCTTGGGTTTACAGCCAGTATTGGAGATTTCATTGTTGGTATCGATGAAGCCATTAAATCTTCCGATGCCTTTAATAAAGCTATCGAAGGAATCGGGAATTTCCTGAAACCAATCGCGGATGGAGTAAAGACTTTTGTAAAAACAGTTGCTGATGCTTTCGGCGAGTTTGCGAATGTTGATACCAGCGGTCTTGATAATTTTGCGGATAAGGTACAGACCCGATTTGAACCGTTTGTAAAATTAGGCGAACTGGTAAAGAAGGCGTTCGAGGGCATTATCGGGATTGTCGAGAAGGCGGTTCCAGTTCTATCGAAGCTCGGTTCCATTGTCGCAAATGCGTTTGGGAACCTTGGGGAAGCAATTCTCACAGCATTTGATACCGCAAGTTTTGACCCGATTTTAGACTTAATCAATACCGGATTGTTTTCTGCAATTCTGATTGGAGTGAAGAAGTTCATTGATTCTCTATCAGAAATCACGGAAAACGGTGGTGGAATTCTTGGCTCGTTCAAAGACATTTTGGATGGAGTTAAGGGGAGTCTTGAAGCATGGCAGTCAAATCTGAAAGCTGGAACTCTTCTGAAAATTGCCGGCGCTATGGCAATCCTGACCGCAGCGATTGTTGCATTGTCTTTAGTTGATTCCGAGAAGCTAAATGCGTCTTTGGGAGCTTTGAGTGTTCTGTTCGTTGAACTGCTTGGTTCAATGGCCATCTTTGAAAAGATCATGAACGGGGCAGCAATCAAAGGAATGGGACAGTTGACCATTGCGATGATTGGAATGTCCACCGCCGTTCTTATTCTTGCGGGAGCAGTTCAGAAATTATCTGGTCTGGATTGGGATGAGCTTCTGAAAGGATTGGTCGGTGTTGCCGGGTTATCTGCTATTCTGGTAGCGTCCGCAACAGCGCTTTCCAAAACATCGAAAGGACTGATAAAAGGTTCTGCTGGTTTAGTAGTATTTGCAGCAGCGATTCGAGTGCTTGTGGGAGCAGTTGAAGATTTGGGAGCTTTGGACGTAGGTTCTTTGGCTAAAGGTCTAATCGGAGTCGGAGTTCTTTGCACAGAACTGGCATTGTTCCTGAAGGCTACGGATTTGGATGGAATTGGAGTTCTGAAAGGAACAGGGTTAGTTCTTCTTGCGGCATCCATCAATATTCTGGCAGATGCGGTTAGTGCATTTGGTGCTTTGGATATTTCCAGTCTTTTGAAGGGACTATCTGCGGTTGCAGTGGTTCTTACTGAATTGGCGGTATTTACCAAAGTGACAGCCAACGCGAAACATGTAGTTTCCACCGCTACAGCAATGACGATTCTTGGAGCAGCCATGCTCGTGTTTGGGGAAGCAGTAGAAAAGATGGGGAACTTGTCCTGGGGCGAGATTGGTCGAGGGCTTACCACAATGGCTGGTTCTCTGGCGGCCGTGACAGTTGCGATGAATCTTCTTCCGAACGGAATGATATCGAAAGCGACTGGAATGGTAGAGGTCGGCGCAGCATTACTCATCATCGGTGAAGCAGTCCGAAATATGGGTGGAATGTCCTGGGATGAAATCGCTAGAGGATTAGTAACCCTTGCAGGTTCCATGACCATTCTTGTTGTGGCGCTTAATACGATGAAGACTGCACTTCCGGGCGCGGCAGCAGTTCTTACGGTGTCCGCTGCATTGGCGATATTCACTCCGGTTCTCAAGTCATTGGGAAATATGTCCTGGGAGAGCATCGCTAAAGGACTGGTGGCACTGGCGGGTTCTTTCACTGTTCTCGGTGTTGCAGGAGTGGCATTAGGACCATTGACCCCAGCTATTTTAGGACTTTCGGCCGCTATTGCTGTGTTGGGAGTAGGATGTCTGGCCGCAGGTGCTGGCATTCTCGCATTTTCCACTGGACTTTCTGCTTTGGCAGTGTCTGGAGCGGCGGGAGCAGCATCTCTAGTAGTGGCAGTATCCAGTATTCTCAGTTTGATTCCGTTGCTGTTCGAATCTATCGGGGAAGGAATCCTTTCTCTTGCTGGAGTAATCGCAAATGGTGGGCCAGCTATTGCTGAGGCATTTACCGTATTGGTGCTTGCCGCAGTCGAGGCTTTGGTTACGGCTGTGCCAGCGGTCGTGGACGGATTATTTATCCTGATCGACAGTGTCCTTTCGGCTCTGGTCGAACATACACCGACCATCGTGGAGCAGTTATTCGATATTCTGATTGGGATTATTCAGGCTATCACAACGAAACTACCGGAATTGATTAAAGCTGGCGTAGAGTTACTGATGGCTTTCTTTGATGGGGTAATCGACGCCTTGAGTGGTATAGATGTGAATGTACTCATCAAAGGAATCGCTGGAATTGGTTTGCTCTCAGCAATTATGCTTGCTCTCAGTGCTGTTGCTTCCTTGGTGCCTGGGGCTATGGTTGGTGTTCTCGGAATGGGTGCGGTCATTGCGGAGTTGGCATTGGTTCTGGCGGCTGTCGGCGCTCTGGCTCAGATTCCTGGGTTGGAATGGCTTATCGGTGAGGGCGGAAATCTTCTTCAGGGAATTGGTACTGCGATTGGCAAATTTGTCGGTGGCATTGTTGGCGGCTTCATGTCCGGAGTCTCCAGTCAGTTCCCTCAAATTGGCGCAGACCTTTCTGCATTTATGACGAATGTACAGCCATTTATCGAAGGTGCCACGCAGCTTAATCCTTCCATGCTGGACGGTGTGAAAGCATTGGCGGAAACCATCCTTATCTTGACGGCAGCCGATATTCTGAACGGATTGACCTCTTGGCTTACAGGTGGATCTTCCCTGAGTGATTTTGCCACCCAACTTGTTCCCTTTGGTGAAGCGATGCGGGATTTCTCTATCGCCATTGCCGGTATGGATGGGGAATTGGTGGCAAATGCGGCTACTGCCGGAAGGACGCTTGCAGAGATGGCAGCAACTCTTCCGAATTCTGGAGGGGTTATCGGATTCTTCACAGGCGAAAATGATATGAGCGCATTCGGAGCTCAGCTTATTCCGTTTGGCGAGGCGATGATGGGCTTTGCAAATGCCGTAAGAGGACTGGATGCTGACACCGTAACGAATGCTGCTACCGCAGGAAAGGCCATGGCTGAAATGGCGACCACAATTCCGAATTCTGGAGGCGTGGTAGGTTTCTTTGCCGGTGAAAATGACATGGATGCATTTGGTGAGCAGCTTGTACCGTTCGGCGAGGCAATGATGCTGTTCTCACAGGCTGTAAAAGGTCTGGATGCAAATGTGATTGTGGAATCCGCTACGGCAGGAAAGGCGTTAATCGAATTGGCAAATACTGTACCGAACAGTGGCGGTGTCGTTGGCTTCTTTACCGGAGAGAATGACATGGATACGTTTGGGGAGAAGCTAGTGCCGTTTGGTAGAGCAATGAAATCCTACTCTGACGCGATTGCAGGCATTGATGTGGAAGCTGTTACAAATTCAGCAACGGCTGGCAAAGCAGTGGTTGAGCTGGCAAATACATTACCGAATACTGGTGGATTGGTAAGCTGGTTTACCGGAGACAACGATATTGCAGCCTTTGGTACGAGCCTGGTTTCCTTTGGTAAGAGCTTCGCACAATACTCCGACTATATGAAGGATGTGGATGCGAATATCGTTACTACCACGACCAATGCTGCGACATCCATTGTTGAGCTTCAGAAAAGTCTTCCCAAAGAAGGCGGATGGTTCTCTGATGATATGACACTTGCTAGCTTCGGCAGCGATATGGCTTCGTTTGGAGCTCATTTCAGCAATTATTACAACAGCATCAGCGGTATTGATACGACATTGCTGTCCGGAGTAATTACCCAGACAAATCGGCTTGTAAGCATGGCAAATGGGATGGTTGGTCTGGATACAAGCGGTATGACTTCTTTCAGTTCCGCATTGACAACGCTTGGCGAAACTGGTGTGACCGGATTTATCAACGCGTTCAATAATGCAGAATCGAAAGTAACGGCTGCGGCTTCGAGTATGCTGTCATCCTTCATCAACGGCGCAAATGCAAAGAAATCCGAACTGACAACAACGTTCACCACGCTGGTTCAGGCGGTATTGACAGCAATCAATGGAAAACAGGGCGAGTTCCAGACCAGTGGTTCCACGATTATGGTTAAGTTTATCGCAGGTGTACGGTCTCAGGATAGTCCTTCCAGAACAACCTTTACCAACATCGTTAGCGGTTGTTTGACTGCAATACGAAATAAGTATGGGGAATTCACATCGACCGGAACCCAGACCATGGTGAAGCTGATTGCTGGTGTCAGATCACAGGACAGCAGTGCGCGAATGGCATTCACAACCATTATCAGTGCTTGTCTCACTGTAATTAAAAATAAGTATGCAGAATTCACATCAACGGGTAGAGAATGCATGGTTAAGTTTATCGCAGGTGTGAGAAGTAAGGATAGTGAACTCCGAACTGCTTTCACAACGACGCTGAGTGGTTCCATAACCGCCATCAGAGATTATTATAGCCAGTTCAAATCTGCCGGCTCATATCTGGTCGATGGTTTCTGTGATGGTATCAGTGAAAATACATGGAAAGCAGAAGCAAAAGCAAGAGCTATGGCAGCAGCCGCTGCTGAAGCGGCAGAAGATGAATTGGACGAGCATTCTCCTTCTAAACGTTTTTATGGAATCGGTAACTTTGCGGGAGTCGGCTTCATAAATGCGTTGATTGACAATGTCTCCAAGGCTGGAAAAGCCGGACGGGAAATTGCCAGATCTTCTATCGACGGACTAAATGACATTATTTCCAGAATTGCAGATTATGTGGATGCGGATATGGATGTCCAGCCTACTATTCGGCCGGTTCTTGATCTGTCCGCTGTGGAAGCAGGGACTGGAAGGCTGAATACTCTGTTTAGCAGAAATCAGGCATTGTCCGTCAGCACTGGGATGAATGACCGGGTTTCTGAGATGGAAGTTCAAAATGGAGAAAGTTCTCCTACCGGAAATACCTATCAATTCACGCAAAACAATTATTCGCCTAAGGCTCTGTCGAGAATTGACATTTATCGGCAGACAAAGAACCAATTTTCGGCGATGAAAGGGCTGGTGGGTAACACATGATTAGAGCAGTAACTGTAACTAATTACTTAGGTGAATCGAAAAGATTTGAATTAGCGTTCCCGGAGGAATCCGGGTTCGCTGTTCAATCTATCAGTGGATTGGGGCCGAGCAAGGCGGATATTAACACGACAGAAATTTCTACGAATGATGGATCGCTGTATAACTCAGCGAGAGTAAATTCCAGAAATATCGTTATGTCTCTGAAGCTGATGTTTAATCCGCAGATCGAAGATACAAGGCATAATTCCTACAAATACTTTCCGATAAAGAAGAGAGTAACGCTTCTCATTGAGACGGATAATCGTATTTGTGAGACTTATGGCTATGTGGAATCAAACGAACCGGACATCTTCAGCAGTGATGAAACGACACAGATTTCCATCGTGTGTCCCGATCCTTATTTTTATTCCGCTGGTCCGGATGGAACCAACACAACGATCTTCTATGGGGTGGAACCTCTGTTTGAGTTCGCTTTTTCCAATGAATCTTTGACCGAATCCCTAATCGAATTTGGTGAGATCAAGAACGAAACCGAGCAGACGGTGTATTACTCTGGTGATGCTGAGATTGGCGTTGTGATTACTATTCATGCTATCGGAAATGTGAGAAATATCACGATTTACAATACTGGGACGAGAGAGGTAATGCGTATTGATACGGATAAACTGGAGCAGCTAACCGGTTCCGGAATGGTTGCCGGCGATGAAATCATTATCTCCACCATTAAAGGGGATAAATCAATTACGCTTCTTCGAAACGGTATCTACACCAATATTTTGAACTGCCTGGATAAAGATTCTGACTGGTTTCAGCTATCCAAAGGTGATAATATTTTCGCTTATGTGGTGGAAGAAGGAACGACCAATGTGCAGTTTAAGATTGAAAACAGAACAGCGTTTGAGGGGGTATAGTTATGGAATTGATTGTTCTGGATACTTCTCTAAAAATGCTTTCTGTGCTTGATACCTTCGAGTCTCTGATATGGACGGAGAGGTATTCCGCCTATGGGGATTTTGAGGTATATACAAGCATCAACGATTCTGTTCTTGAAATCTTGAAAGATGACTACTATCTTTGGCTGAAGGAATCCGACCAGACTATGATTGTCGAGGATAGAAAGATTGAGTCTGATGCCGAAAACGGAAATCACTTCACGGTTACTGGGAGGTCATTGGAATCTATTCTGGAGCGACGTATCATTTGGAAACAAACGATTCTGAGCGGAAACTTTCAAAATGGAATCAAAAAGTTGCTGGATGAGAATATCATCAATCCTTCTGACGCTTCCCGAAAGGTGGAAGGACTGATATTTGAGGCATCCACGGACCCAGCGATTACCGGACTGACGGTAGACGCACAGTTTACCGGAGACAATCTGTATGATGCCATTAAAAAACTGTGCGATTCCAAAAATGTCGGTTTTCGAATCAAGCTGTCCGATGATAACAAGTTTGTCTTTAAACTCTATGCTGGCGCGGACCGTTCTTACGATCAGTTTACGAATCCATACGTCATCTTTTCTCCCAAATTTGAGAATGTAATCAATACCAATTATCTGGAATCAAAGAAGACTTTGAAAACCGTTACTTTGGTTGCTGGAGAAGGAGAAGGAGCCGATCGGAGGACTACAACTGTAGCTTGTGCGTCTGGTGCCGGAACAGGTTTGAATCGAAGGGAGCTTTACACGGATGCTAGGGATGTTTCTTCGACCGTGGATAATGAAACCTTGACGGACGCTGAGTATAACGCACAGCTTTCTCAAAGAGGTTTGGAGAATCTGGCCGAAAATATCGCAACCAAATCCTTCGAGGGTAAGGTTGAAACAACTAGAATGTATCGATATGGAGAGGACTTCTTCCTGGGAGATATGGTACAGATTGTAAATGAATATGGCATTGAAGGAAAAGCCCGTGTCACAGAATTCATTCGTTCCCAGAGCAAAGAAGGACTCGATTCGTATCCGACATTCGTTACCGTAGAATAGCAGGAAAGGGGTGAAGAAAAATGAGTGTCACTTATGGGTTCTATAACTCAAAGAACAAAGACCGGCGATACGACGCTATTCAAATGTCCAGTATTTTTGACGGGATCATTCGTGACGGCATTTTGCAGCATGTCGGGACTGCTATGATGGTGAATGCATCTACTGGCATGATGGTGAATGTCGGAATCGGACGGGCGTGGTTCAATCATACCTGGACACTAAATGACGCTTTACTTCCATTGACTGTACCGCAGTCGGAAGTGATTCTGAATCGAATTGATGCGGTTGTTTTGGAAGTGGATTCCAGAGAATCGGTCCGCGCAAATGCAATCAAAATCATTAAGGGTACGCCGGCTACCAATCCGGTGAAACCAACGATGATTAGTACAAATGACCGTTGGCAGTATCCATTAGCGTATATTCGGGTGAATTCCGGGGTTACTTCCATTCGCCAGGCAGACATTACAAATGCGGTTGGTACATCGGAGTGTCCGTTCGTAACGGCTCCATTGGAGATGATGTCTATTGACGCTCTGGTTGCGCAGTGGAAAGACCAGTGGGATGCCTTCTATGAAAAAAAGACATCCGATATAGAAGCCACAAATGCCTTCTGGAAAGAGCAGTGGTCAAAATGGTTCAACGCCCAGACGGAAGAAATCCAGCAATCCTATCTGGAATGGGAAAAGCAGTGGGATGATTGGTATGCTGCTCAGACGGCGGATATGCAGGAGACAAACGCCTATTGGAAACAGTTATGGGCGTCTTGGTTTAATGAGTACACGAACAACAATACATCTGAAATGGCTGCGTGGAGAGAGAACGCTCAGGCATTGTTTGATGAGTGGTTTCAGCAGTTGAAGGATACTCTTTCGGAGGACGTGGAAGCGAACCTGGCAAACCAGATATTGGAGTTGCAGGAAAGGACGAAGATCCTGGAAGAAATTGTAGATGGAATTCGGACGGAATTTACCGTATACAACAAGCTTTATGACAATGGATACGAGAATTACGACAATCTTCTCGATTCATCAGAAGGAACTATCATTGACAGTAACGTGGACCCGATTGTGGCGCGTGCATATTCCAGCTCCTTGATTCTGGATAGCAACGGACAGCCAATCGACGGCCGCGTTATTTTTTGTATTAGGTAAAAGGAGGACATGTCAAAAATGAAAATTACGGATTATGAGAAAGTCCAAACATTGGATTCGAGCAGTATTTTACTGATTGATGGCAACAACGGTACGAAAACCATTCTTGCCAGTGACCTCGCAAAGTCTCTGGTTAAGCTTCTTAGCTCTCAGGATTTTATTTCCGGTGTCAATCTGTCGGAGCTTACGCAGATCAATGCTCTTTCAGCGGATGACAAACTTCTGATCGGAACAGCCGAGGGAAACAAAGCCATTGGTGCGGACGACGCACTCTTTGCGATTCTGGATGCTTTCATTCCGAAGGAGCAGCGTCGAATGATTTACAGAGGGAAGAATCTTGGCGCGGTTGTTACGGAAGAGCAGAAAGCCAATATCAAGAATGGGACTTTCAAAGGTTTCTTCCTTGGCGATTATTGGACAATTGGAAGTTACACCTGGAGAATCGTGGACTTCGATTACTGGTATAACTGTGGTGATACGGCATTCACGACTCCTCATCTTGTTATCATGCCGGACAAGCCGCTTTATAATGCCCAGATGAACGAGACAAATATCACAACCGGCGGTTATGTTGGCTCTAAGATGTATACCGAAAATTTGGCACAGGCAAAGACGTTGGCAGCAAGTGCGTTTGGTAGCTTGATCCTTACCCACCGCGAATATCTGACAAATGCAGTCTCAAATGGTTATCCTTCTGCGGGAGCATGGTTTGATTCTACTTTGGAACTTCCAAATGAGATTATGATGTACGGAAGCTTAGTGTTTACGCCGGCTGGAGATGGAACAACGATTGTAAACCGTTATACGACAGGAAAGACACAGCTTGCTTTATTTACGGTAGTCCCGAAGTTGATTTCCAATCGTGCAACGTTCTGGCTCAGAGATGTCGTTTCTTCGGCTCGTTTCGCTCGTGTGGGCGGCAATGGCTCGACGGACTACTACGCCGCTTCGAGCTCTGTTGGAGTTCGTCCGGTCTTCGCTATTGGTTAGTCTGAATCCGGGGGCCTTGTGCCCCATAAAAACCGTACGCAGGTGACGACAATTTGTGTTATAAAGGAAAAAAATCTAAAGAAAGGCAAGAATCAAAATGGATGATAAGATTTATAAGATCACTCTTTCCGATGGAACTGTCATTGATAATCTGAAAATGAATGGAAACAATTTTGTTTCCACCGTTGAGATTGATAAATCGGTGTTTGACGGAAATCTTCTTTCGGTAACCATCAATGATGGTGAAAAGGACGATGTTCATACTAATATGGAGCTAGTTCAGGTCACAAAGATGGGGTCTGAATACTGGTTTGTACTTCGGGACATTCCCGAAACCGAACTGGCATTTATTAAAATGCAGTCAGACATTGAATATGTTGCAATGATGTCCGAAATCGAACTGTAAAGGAGGAAGAGATCATGGAAGAGCATAGCAAAAATTACGACAAGGTAAAGCGGTATTATGATATGGGTATGTGGAACGAAGTCCGCGTCCGTAATGCCGTAAAGATGAATTGGATTACAGAAGAAGAATTTACAGAGATCACAGATAAGGATTACGCATGAGCGTCCTTGTGAGCGACCGGACTGAATCCAAATTTGAAGCGATTACATATTCTATCGAATTGCATGATATGTTGATCGACCTTATGCAGCGTAGTTTCGGAGTGAAAGATTTGGATCAGCTTGTTCGTGTAAGATATGCTCACGGAAAGGATGCGACAGAAGACTTTTCACGGTATAGGTATTTGATGCTGAACTACAAAAATCGTATTGACCAGTTGTCTTCTATGCTAACCAGTAACGTGCGGGCAGCAAATTCTATCTATCCGACTACGCTGCATGAATATGAGAAAAGAAGAGATTATCAGAATACAGCCATAGTAAACTGCGAGCAGCTTTTAAAAGAGTTGCAACGAATCGTTGAGATATTCGAAGTGGACGTTAATCTTTACAGTCGCTATGTTAAAGCTATCGACCGAGAAATCGGATTGATAAAGAAGTGGCGTCAACGAGATAACCGAATCAAGTCACAGTTAAGAGGGTAATGTCTAATTATGCGTCGTTTCTTCGGCTAATTTCGCTAATGTGAACAACAATGGCAATACGAACTACAACAACGCTTCGAACTCTAATGGAGTTCGTCCGGATTCTCTGCCTAACCAACAGAGAAGGAGACATTATCCTTTCCGAATGGATAAATAGCAAAGCCGGACGCAATTTACTACGGTAAGTATTGCTATCACGGTGAATGATTTATGGACTATGAGGAGATTATCTGTGACGCCAACAACTTGTATAGGGCTTACAAGGTTTCTGTCAAAACCAGCAAATGGAAGGAGACTACCCAGAAATTCATGATGAATTTTCTTCGGTACATCTTCTCCATTCAAGATGACCTGATGAATCGGACCCTTCAAAATGGACCTACGCAGGAATTCACGCTGTTTGAGAGAGGCCGAGTAAGACCTATTACAAGTATTCAAATTCGGGATCGCATTATTCGGCATGTCTTATGCGATGAAGTTTTGCTTCCAGAAGTGAAGAAGCATATTATCTACGACAATTGCGCCTCGATTAAAGGAAGAGGTATCTCCGTAAATACTATCGGTTGTATGGAAATGAAGGGTGGATATTGTTCGGTGACTTTTCCAAGTTTTACGACAATATTATTCATGAGATTGCTAAACGGGAACTCTTAAAGCTGTTTAATGACGATGAATTTATTGACTGGCTGTTGACACAGATTTTTGATGGATTCAAAATCGATGTTTCTTATATGACGGATGAAGAATACGCCAGATGTATGTCCGATACTTTCAACAAGCTGGAGTATAGGAAAATTCCGGAATCCACACTGACAGGCGAAAAGTGGATGGAGAAGTCGGTAAACATTGGCGACCAGCTATCTCAGGTAATTGGGATTTATTATCCGTACCGGATTGACAATTACGTCAAGTATGTACGGAGTCAGAAGTTCTATGGAAGATACATGGATGACTGGTACATCATGAATCCGAGTAAAGAGGAATTGTTGGATTTGCTCGATAATATTCATCGGATTGCAGAAGGGTATGGAATCCATATCAATAAGAAGAAAACTCGTATTGTGAAGATTTCCAGCACTTATAAATTTCTGCAAATCAAATATAGCTTAACGGATTCCGGAAAGATAATCAAACGAATCAATCCAAAGCGGGTTACTACGATGCGAAGAAAGCTCAAGAAGCTCGCTGTCAAGGTGAAGAATGAGGAGATTTCGTATGAAAATGTAGAGAACATGTTTCGAGGCTGGATGGGAGGCTTCTATAAGCTTTTATCCAGGGAGCAAAGGAAAAACTTAATAGGTCTCTATGAAGATTTGTTTGAAAAATCGATTACGATTGTCAACAAAAAGATCGTTGTAACCGACAAAATCAAATAAATATTGGAGGATGCTAAAATGGAGCCATGGTTTCAAATGGTAGCAACAATTGTTTGCGCCGTCATAGCTTCTTCTGGGTTTTGGGCGTATATCCAGAAACGAGGCGAAAAGAAAGATGTAAAAACTCAAATGCTCATCGGATTAGCGCATGACCGGATTGTGTATCTTGGAATGTGTTATATCGAACGAGGATGGATCACTCAAGACGAGTATGAAAACCTCAATGATTACCTTTATAAACCTTATGAAAAAATGGGTGGGAATGGTTCGGCACAGAAAATCATGCTGGAAGTCAATAAACTTCCCATCCACAAATCGACATATGTTGAAGAAAATTAGTAGGAGGAAAAATTATGATGGAACAGATTATGAATTATGTGCAGCCGGAACTGATCGTCGTGGCGATTGTCCTGTACTTCTGTGGTATGGGTCTGAAACAGACGCAGACAATTAAGGACAAGTATATTCCGCTGATTCTCGGTGCTTCTGGCATCGTCCTTTGTGGGATTTGGGTTCTGGCAACGTGTCCACTGGGGAACGGTCAGGAGATTGCAATGGCTATATTTACGGCAATCGTTCAGGGAATTTTAATGGCGGGCCTCAGTACCTATGTGAATCAAATTATTAAACAGGCAAATAAAGACGAGTAACTGGAGCGGGTAACCGTTCTTTTTTTATGTCTCAAAAAGAGAGGATGAGAGAATATGGCTATTAACAAAGTAATCTACGGTGGAGAGACATTGATCGATTTGACCGGCGATACCGTAACTGCTGATAAGATTCTTTCCGGCTTTACCGCCCATGACAAGGGGGGGGGAGTCAATCACAGGTACTTGTGAATACGATGTAGATTCTTCCGATGCGACGGCTGCTGTTGCTGAAATCCTTCAGGGAAAGACCGCGTACGTACGAGGTCAGAAACTGACGGGAACCATGAAGAATAACGGAGCGGTGACTGGAACGATTTCTGCTAAGGATGAAGAGTACACCATTCCGCAGGGACACCATGACGGTTCTGGTAAAGTTGGTATTGCGGCATCAGAAAAAGAGAAACTTATTCCAGACAACATTCGGGAAGGTATTACCTTGCTGGGTGTAGAAGGCGCCATGTCTGGTACAGAAGATGCCAAACCCCAGGCAAAGACGGTAACACCTTCGACGGAATCGCAAACAATCCTTCCGGATTCTGATGACGGATACAATTATTTGTCTCAGGTTACGGTTGAAGCAATCCCATACAATGAGAGTGAAAATCCCGCTGGAGGTACTACGGTAACTATCGGGTAGGAGGGAGGCTTAAATGGCTACAAGTAAAGTCGTTTACAGCGGCAGAACCCTCATAGACCTGACTGGGGATACCGTAACTGAAGAATCTCTATTACGTGGTTATACTGCTCATAAAGCGGACGGAACGTTGATAACGGGAACGGCCTTTGATGGTTATCCGAATGAGTTTACATTCTTGGATGTTCTGGAAGACTCGAACGGACATGCAATACAGGATTCTTCAGAGGATGTTCTTTATGGGCGGACTGTATATCGCAAAGCAAGAAATAATGTGATATTTGATTCGTACGGAGACATCATAGAAGATAGTTCTATCGTATAAACGGATCATGAGTTAGATGTAAATCAGAGTGGAAAAAGGTGTAGAAATGTCGTTTACTTCTTGAGTATTCCTACACCTTTGCTATTCAGCCATTGAAAATACTGGGTTTTTTGTTTCTATAATAGAAGATAGTTCTATCGTATAAACGGATCATGAGTT